TTTTTTGTTATAATATAAGATTACCTCTCAGAATCATTGATATCAAGGCTTTTTTAAAGTCTAAAAACAGACTTACTACGTTCCCCACTACGTTTGTGTTAAATAGCGACGAGTTCGGCCAATTTGTCAGCAACATTATCCTTTGATTTTTTGGATAAGTGAGTATATAAATCCATCGTGATTGCTATTTTAGCGTGGCCTAACCGCTCTTGTGCAATCTTAGCGGGAATCCCAGCCTCAAACAACAACGAAGCGTGGGTATGTCTAAACCCGTGGGGAGTAATCCTTTTTAATCCATGCTTCAATATAAATCTGTCCAGTCTTTTTCTCACGGTGTCACTAGCAAAATTAAACAATTTAAACGATCCGTGTAAAGGTTTGATACTTTGCTTAATATATAATTTGGCTAACGTCATGGTCTCAGCGTCCATTGATATGGTGCGATTGCTTTTTTTGGTTTTAGGAGATTGTACAGCCCATCCTTCTTTTGTATAAGCAATGGTTTTTGTAATGCTGATAGTATTGTTGTGGAAATCAAAGTCGGTATCTTTTAAAGCTATTAATTCACCAATCCTAAAACCGCCATAACTCAGCAATCTATAAATCAGACGCATCTCTAGAGTTTCTTCAGCTTCCACAATCCTCAAGAAAGCATTCAATTCCTCTTTTGTGTAATATTTTTTGGTGAGTGTATCCATGTTTTTGTAAGTGCACTTTGATCTCAACGTCTTGCTCATGGGGTTATTATCAATAATACCTAAGTTGACAGCAAATTTAAAAATTCTGTTTGCTAAACTTAGATAAAGCCTATAACCGCTATATCGAGATAGGCAATTCACAAATTTTTGACAAATCATGACAGTTATCTTCGTCATTTGCAGTTGTCCTAAATGTGGCTTTAAAATTGTTTTATAGTAGTTTTGGTTAACCAGAAATGTTGACGGTTTGACTGTATTTCGGTACTGCTCAAACCACAGTTTGGCTACATCGTCAAATGTAGTTTTATCGTTGCTTTTCCAAGCGCCTTGACGCTGAAAATCATCAATAAGTTTTACCTCGGCTCTTTTAGCTTCTCTTTCTGTTTTAAACCCTTGCCTAGTTGTCCTGACTTGTTTACCAGTCATGGGATCAACACCAAGGTATGCTCTTAAGCGATAGGCAGTTGTGCCATCTTTTTTAGTGTATTTTTCAATCATTGTTTTTTCCTCTCTCTTTGCGCTGGGGAGTGCTGATTTTGAGATAGGATATTGGCATCACCTCCTAAAAATGATATAATTAGGTACAAGAAAACGACCTTTTTAATGGTTGTTTCTTATACTAGATTCGCCTCACGCTCGCACCGACCAAAGTTGAGCGTGGGGCTTTTTGTTTATCATTTATTTTAATCCGTTGCTTGATTTAGAATCAACAACTAGTACGCCATTTTTTTGAATAAAATGAATAGATACGCTTGCATAATACGAACCATCATTCAAGTCCCAACCACAATCTTTTGAAGGTACTTCAGCATCTGTTTCAATATCGTAGTCCGTGCTGTCAGATACACTATTAGGTCTTCCAACTTTTGCAACAACTTCGTCGTAAGTTGTTTGACCTTTGATCAATGAATTGAAATAAGATTCTGACCATTTAAATTTAGCGTCCGCATTTTTAACTTTTGCTCTAGAAGAAGAAGCTTCGATAGAAGAAGACTTGCTATAAGAGGATTCGTATGATTTTGATGTTTTATCGAATGATTTGCTTGCGGTATCGATCACTTTACCATACATTGATTGTGTAACTAGAACAATTATCATTGCTAAAATTGAAATAACGATACTAACATAAGTTAGTGTTTTTTTGCGTTTTCTATTAAAAAATAACGCAAAAAATCCAATAATTAACGCAATTATAGCAATAACAAACGATCCGTTGTTAATGAATGGCATCCATGAGCTAATTAACGCAATTGCGCCAATTATAATTGCAATAATAGGCAAAACTTTCTTTTCAGATTGTTCCATAAAAATCTCCTTGCAGCTTTTTCACGTGGATCAGGCATTGCACATTATTATTTATATTAATTTATTAAATTCTTTGCGAATCATTTCTTGCCCCCAAACTGTTGATATTTTGTAATGGTTCGCAAATTTTAACCAATCAAAACTATAAATATCATGATTAGCGAGATAATCTTTCAACAACTCTCTAATCATGTATTTATCTGCTTGATTTTCGTACTGCAACAATAGTCTTTTGTAATCGTAAGGATTGTGATTATTAATCATATGTCCTAGCTCGTGTAAAACAACTTTTTCCCTGTCTATTTCTGACAGCTTATCGTTTACATATATAATTCTTAAGTCGGGGAAGTAGAAGCCGTCACGCTCCCACAATCCCCCATCGAATAAAAAAAGTGACACTTTATACTTTTTAAGCAATTCATCAATCTTCATTTCCCGAAACTCCTAAAGAAAGTTTTATAATTTGCTCTATTTTTCTAACATCTTCATCAGATAGAGGTTTTCCGTCAAACATTACGACACGTTCACGAAGATTTGAAAGGTCAATAGAAGGAGTTTCTTTTTCGTCATTTTCTCCATCTAAAATATAATCGCTAGTAACCCCAAAAATTTGAGCTAACTTAATCATATTTTTTCCAGTAGGTAGATTTGTCCCACTCTCCCACTTAGAAATAGTGCTCTGTGATTTATAACCTAACATATTAGCTACATCTAACTGCTCAAGCCCTTTCCCTTCTCTTAGTTTTTTTATTCTTTCTCCAATTTCCAAGTGTGTTGTCATATTATTTGCTCCTGTTTTTTATAAGTACATTATATAGTATAAATGATTTATTATCAAGTGGAATAATATAAAAAACAAAAAAATATGAAAAAAAATCAATTTAGTTGTTGACATATGATTTTAAATCATGTAATATATAATCATAGCTTAAGGAATTAAGCAAAACGAAAGGAGGTACAGCTAATGAAATCTAGGCTAAACAAAAAGCCTAAACACAAAGAAGTCGAGTTGGAAATTCACATTCTTTGGTTTAAGCTTAGGATTCACTACTCAATAGAGTGGTGACAATACCAATAGGGCTAAGAAGCCCTCTCCCCTAACGGGGTAAGTTTAGTTTAGCACATTGGCTGTATCTCCGCAAGAATGAAAGGAGAGATTATGCCAGAGGATTTAATCAAACAACTAGAAGCTGGTTCAAAATTTCTAGCGAAGACATGTTTACATAGCAAGATTATTATCACGGTGGATGGTATTCAGCTGGTGGAAACAAAAGAGTTCCACCCAAGAAATGAACTTCTATGAGGAAAGGAATTGTATGGAGGAATTAGAAAACATTATAAAAAAACTCCAAGAAGCAAATAGCGACCCAGAGTTTAATAAAGCCATCTTACTTGAGTGTTCTGCTGAATTAACAAGTTTGTTTAATCGCTTGTCATATCAACGACATTAGAGTCAGTAGAGATACCTTTTTTAATAGATTTTATTGTTCGAATGGCAGAATCTTTAAAATAGTAAGTCTCACTAGTTGCCACAACTTCATGATTATCAGCTTTTATTACAAAATAAAACTGGTTATTAGAAGATTTTCTAATCACAAAATACATAGCTTATCCTCCTTTCTGCTAGGATAAGTTGATTATAACATTTTTAGGAGGTACAAAATGAATTGGAAAAAACTAATGTTTGGCGATCTAGAACACACGTTTACTAGTCGTAATGGCAAAGAAAAAACAAGTATTGAATTTGAAGGTGGCGTATTGCCAGCACTGTTAGTGCTAGGTGGTATCACTTGGCTGATCGCTTGGTTTATTACAAAATAAAAACTCCCAAGTGGGAGTGGAAAGGAGAGGGGTCAGAAAAATGATTAATCTTGAAGAAAAAGTTCAAAAAATAGAACAGAACGAAGAAGAAAATACAACCTCAATCTCATTCTTAAGAGGTTATATCAAAGGCCTTGAGGAGCGAATTAGTCGTTTAGAGCGTTCGAAGGGCTGTTAAAGGCATTAGGGTATTTTGTTTGTAACTCAAAAATCTTTTCTAACTTTTCTGGCTCTTGAAAAGCCATCATAATTAAGTCTTCCTGAGTCATTGGTCTTTTTTGAGTAGAATTATTTTCTATTTTATCAGATAAATTTTCAATTGCATCATAGATGTTGTTAATTGAAGTTTTTAATTGGATAATATCTTGCACTGAAGCACTTTGGTCGTTTGGTTCATGGATTATAGAAAAATCAATGTTTTCTTCTGTTTTTTGAATTCGTCTAATTGTTTCTTGGACAGAATCAAGCACAACCTTACTTTCAGAGTTTTTGAGATCGTAATGAATGGTATTTATAGTTCTAATATCAAAAGGGATATCTTCATCAGTCTTTTGTCTAAGGAAAATAGTAGGTAAGTTCAACGCTTTTCTAAACCCAAGTTCTAAAAAGACATTCGGGTTATTTCCTGTTATATCAACAATTACCAAGTCTGCTGTGGATAAAGCATCAAATATTTTATCGTCAATCCTATCTGAATGATACAGTTCGTCAGCTCTGGTCACTTGATACTTTTCGATCAATGCAGGTTTAATTATATAATTTAAAACACTGTCTGAGTGGTTCCGAATTTCGCTACTTTCCTCACCGATAGCAGATACTACGAAACAAGATTTTTTACTCATAATAATACCTCACAATTTTTATTTAAATTATACCACAGAAAGAAGGTGGAATAGATGCGCCCCAAAAAATATCCGTATAGCCAAAAAAACTATCCAGCGCCGAAGCTTCATAACATCATTGAAACCGATAATCATTTCTTGATAGATGATAAAAGGATTCATTATGTTATTGAAGATTCTGTAAAGACAAAAACCCTTGGCGATGGCTATGTTGAAGTAACACTTTCCATAATTGCCAAGAGTTTTACAAAATCACAAAGTTAGTTTGGCGATAGTCCTTGTGATAGAAGTTGGTGTAAGAGGGATACCTTCTTCTTTAAGGATATTCTTTAAACGGCTCGAAAAATTATTATCTTTAAGACTTTGAAGATATAAGTAACCAGTTGTTGTTACGCCATCGAAAAAATAGAAAGTAATATCTTTACATTCACCTCCTTTCTGCTCACATTATAGCAGATTAGAGGTACTAAAAACAGATAGAAAGGGGGTGGGGGAATGCCAAAACCTAATGTCACAATCGCAGAATTAAGAATGCGAGAAAACAAAATGAGCCAAGAGAAGTTAGCTAGTGCTATTGGAGTATCAACCCAAACAATTAACGCGTGGGAAAAAGATATTACAGTAATCAGAGGTGAAAACTTAATTAAACTTTGTCGTTATTTCAACGTAAAGTCTAGCGATATTCTCGGAGCTTAAAAAATTTTATTAAACATATGATTTTAAATCATACAAAAAGGAGATTTATGGACGAACTAATTAGCATCACACTAAATGAAAATCATGAGCCAGTTGTAAGTGCCAGAGATTTGCATAGGGGACTTGAAGTTAAAAGCAAGTACAATGATTGGTTAAAACGAATGCTTGATTATGGATTTTCTGAAGGTACTGACTTTATAGCTATTGCTCAAAAAAAAGTAACAGCTCAAGGCAATCAGTCAGAGTACGTCGAACACATTTTTAACTTAGACTCAGCAAAAGAAATCGCAATGATACAAAGAAATGACAAAGGAAAAGAAGTCCGAAAGTATTTTATCTAAGTTGAGAAGGATTTCAACAGCCCAGAGAAAATCATGGCAAGAGCCTTGCTGATGGCAGATAAGAAAGTGCATAGGTTAGAGGCTCAGATTGAGGCAGACCGTCCTAAGGTACTGTTTGCAGACGCTGTTAGTGCTAGCCATACCTCTATATTGGTCGGAGAACTTGCAAAGTTACTCAAGCAGAATGGGGTAAATATTGGAGCGACTCGTCTCTTCACTTGGCTTCGTAAACACGGCTATCTTATCAAGCGTAATGGCCGAGATTGGAATATGCCTACTCAGAAAAGCGTAGAGCTTGGACTTATAAGGGTCAAGGAAACTAGCATCACCCATTCTGATGGCCATATTACAGTAAGCAAGACACCCCTTGTAACCGGAAAAGGGCAACAATACTTTATTAATAAATTCCTTAACCAGGAATATCTGCCAGTTTAGAAAAAGGCGATGTAGCTTAGAAAGGAGAAGGGATGGAAGAAATTTTAAGCAGTTGATCACTGAAAATATCTTAGAATTTTTAGGTTCTGACTATGGAAAAGGTTTCTTAACCGGCATAAAAATTGCCGTTGAGATTATTGCCAAACAAATACCGACACCTTCAGAAGAGGATATCGGTCATGATAGTTAATTTTTGCGCTGCTGTTCGAAAGCTTGTTTTAAATGAGTTGCCATCATTTGCTGAACAGCAAGAACGAAATCCATACTATGGAGCGTTCATACAAAATCAAAGTGTATATCACTAAGGAGAAAGAACATGATTACTATTTTAAAAGAAATAAACCAAACACTAAAAGAAATCCTAGCAGAATTAAAAGAACCTACTGTGGTAACAGTAGATTCTGAAAAGTTAAGTAATACGCTAACTACTGAACAGAAGATACGCCGATTATCTGGTCAATAAACAGAACAACAAATGGAAGGTTCAAAGTAGATTCTTTTGATGTTGACAAAGTAGCATCAACAAGCAACATAAATCTTTCGTTGTCATCTTTATTTTCTTTACGATATTCCAAGAATTCAAGGACATGAGCATACTTGGCTTTATCAGGATTTTCAGGTAATAAAGTTCCAGTGAATATTCCACTCGCTGTAATCACATTAAGCTTACAATTGCTTTTTTCCGAAAAAATAGCGACATCTGCAATAAGATTAGTTTTTAAAACGTCGTTCATTATAATCACCTCCTTTCGAGATGATTATACCACTAAAAAAGTCCGACGGGAATCGGACTCAAAACAAACTTAATTTACTTAATTATATCACGAAAGGGGTGATAAATCTATGCAATCACAACTTACTTACGATTTACTAAAAAAGCAGATAGCAGAAGAGCTTTTTGATGAGATTAAGAAACTCATACAGGAAAAAGATTTAGCAAATCAGTGGGTCAATCAAACAACGCTCGTCAATGAATACGGCTACTCATGGCAAACTATAAAACGCATGGAGAGCTATGGGCTTGAATCTTTTAAAAACGGTAAAGACAAAATGTATTGTCTTGCCGATGTCAATAAAATTAAACACTTAATGAAACAATAAGCACTGGGGAGTGCTAGAGGAGTATAACATGGAAAATCCAATTACAGGCGTAGTAGCCTTATTATTTATTGCTTTAATTGCGTACATCGGAAACCGCAATAGTAATCAAAAAACAATTACAAAAACAGTTGACACAATCTTAGAAGATTATCAAGTTGTCAAAAAAGTAGAACGCAAACAACGCACTGATTTTATAGAGTTGCCAACGCCAGGTTCTTGCGGAAAAATCTGGGGCAAGGATAGACCTTTTTAAGGAGTATTGAATGGCAGACAATAAAAAATACTACTATCTTAAATTAAAAGAAATTTTTTTTGAAAGCGATGAATGATGCATATTGAAGAAGTAAAAAACAACCAATTTTATCAGTTTCCGCAGTGGTTGTTAAAAGAGCCATATAACGTTCTGAGCGATAAAGCAAAATTAATTTATATGTTGTTGTTTGATCGCAGAACACTATCTGTGGAAAATAAGTGGTTTGATGATGACGGTAAGGTTTATATGTACTTTACAAACGAGCAATTTATGGAACTACTTAAATGCTCAGAAAAAACAATCATAAAATCTAAAAAAGAACTGTCTAATTTCGGCTTATTAAACGAGGTCAGACAGGGTATAAACAAACCCAACCGCTTATATATCAATGGAACTGTAAAAGTTACAGGTCAAGACCTGAATAATTTACAGCACGGAACTGTAAAAGTTACAGGTCAAGACCTGAATAATTTACAGGGAATCAATACTAATAATATCAATACTAATATATCAATACTAAATAACCAAAACTTAGTGCCTTCTAATCAGACAACTACTAACTATATATATAGTATAGCGGAACAAGAATTTGGTCGGTTGTTGTCTCCTATGGAAATTGAAACTATTCGTACGATGATTAAAGAAAATAATCATGACTTAATTAAGGAAGCTATCAAAAGAACTAAGCTTCAAGGAAAAACTAATCTTAACTATGTTAGAGGTATTTTACGTAACTGGAGAGATGACAACATCACGACAATTGAGCAAATAGAAGCTAAAGAGAAATCTAGGAAATCTAAGCAAGAAGAGGTAAGTGAGTATGATACTTGGTGATGAGAATGCGCTTGATAAAATCGCTTTGTCCTATCAAAAAAATACCAAAAAAGAAGAGACAATTTGTGACAAGCATGACTGTAGCTATATCACAATCCTTAAAACTGGTTTGACAGTTTGCCCTAAATGCCACAAAGAAGATTTGGAAAATCAAAACGATTTACACGTTCAAAAACAATATGAGAGAGAACTCGAAAACAAACGGCTGTACTATCTAAAAAGGTTATCAATCATGGATAGCGAACTGGAAAACGCATCGTTTGATAATTTTAGAACTGACACAATCAAACATAAAGAAGTGCTTGTTTGGGCTAAAACAATGGCTAACGATTGGTTTAAAGGAGGTCAGGGTAACATTATCATGACTGGTAAAGCTGGACGAGGCAAAAGTCATCTAGCTTACAGCATTATCAGAGGACTGTCAGATAAGACGAAGAAGCTAGGACTACTTGTAAACGTTACTGATTTGTTATCAGAAATAAAGCGAGACTTTAGTAAAGAGGCGTTTTGGTTGGACAAATTAAAAGAGGTTGATTATCTAGTTTTGGACGATTTAGGTGCTGAAAAGGTTAGCGATTGGTCGACAAGTATTATATATAGCTTACTTAACAAGCGTACAAATACAATCATCACGACAAATCTTACACCAGCTGAAATTAGACAGACGTATGGAGAAAGAATTGCATCACGTATACGAAAAGGTTGTGATAAAAGCCATATCATGGAATTTGAAGGAATGGAAGACGAAAGAATGAAATTATGGAACTAACATTAACAACATTTTTCGGCTTGTCAGAAGAGCATGCAGCAAGAATCATGGCTCTAGATGAAACTAGTCGAAATAAAAAAATTGAAGAGTATAGACAGTTGAGAATACTAAAAGGGAGGATTGACTTTGGAAAATAGACCAGATTTAAAATTAGTAGCTGAATTAGAAAATAGGATTAAAGACTTAAAAATTGAAAATGAAATCTTAAAGTCTAAAAACATTGATTTGTCTGAAGATGTTAAACATTTAAAATATAAATGCTTCGAAAAAGATAGTTCTATAGTGGATATTATGGTTAATAATAACAACCTAAGAAAAGAAAACAATGAGTTGCGAGAAATGTTTGACTTTATCAAAGATAGACTAGAGAAATTCGTAGGTAGCTCGTATGGTAGAAATTAGGATTAATGGCGAACTTGTAACGTTTGACGGTAATTTTAGGGATGCTTTTATATTTACAATTGACTATTTACGAGACAGCGAAGAGCCTACGCTAAGGCAGACTTACAACGAATTTAAAGACTATACAGACGAAGACTTGATGGAATACATCGAAATGGAATTTGATGTAAAACCTGAATTAATCGTCAATCGGAGACTTGATAGCAGATGGTCTTTTAAATCGCACATCTTGGAAGATTAAATATGAGCGAAGAGTTATACGAGTCTACTCGTTATTGGCAAAGCAGATACAGCGAGTTGATGACTGATTATTTACAAGAAGCGGAAGAAAACATAGAGCTTAAAAAACAGTTGAAACGCTTGAAAGCTGAAAACTGGCAATTAAAGCATAGAAAGAGGAAGTAAATGAGTAATGAACTAACGCAAAAACAAGTGACTTCAAACGTTGCGACACGAATCAATCAAATGAAAGATTCTGATGGGTTGATGATTGCACCAAAATACAGCGTAAGCAATGCACTTAGCTCGGCGTATTATGCTTTAAAAAATGGGAACCTGTTAAATAAAGACCAAGATAGCATTTATAATGCGCTGCTCGATATGGTAACCCAAGGTCTTAGCCCTGCTAAAAACCAATGTTACTTTGTGCCTTATGGAAACGCTGTTAAGTTGACGCGTTCGTACTTTGGCACTATGAAAGTTGTTAAGCAACTTCCTGAAGTGAAAGACATTTACGCAGAAGTAATTTACAAAGGCGATGAATTTAAAATCAAAAACGAAAATGGTCGCAAAGTGTTTGTTAGTCACGATACCGATTGGATGAATGCAGATAACGAAATTGTCGGAGCTTATTGCATTATCGAAAAAGAAGACAGTGAAAAGATTTTGACAGTTATGACCAAAAAAGAAATTGATAAGTCATGGTCAAAAGCAAAAACCAAAAATGTTCAAAATGACTTCCCGCAAGAAATGGCAAAACGAACAGTCATTAATCGAGCGGCTAAGCAATTCTTCAATACGAGCGATGACAATGATTTGTTTGTAGATGCTGTGAACCGAACAACAGAAAACGAGTATGACAATGACAGACAAGTAAAAGACATCACACCTCAAGAAAAAAATAGCCTAGATGACTTAATAGGTCATCAGAGTGAAAATAAGGATGCTCCTATCAATTTAAAAGACGTAACTGAAGATTTACATTCGGAGCCAGAAAAAACGCTCACAGACGAAAATAAGACGGTTTTAGAAGATACCTCTTATCCGGCAGATGAAATTCCGGATTTTGACCAAGAAACTGGTGAAATTAAAGCTAGCGAAGGTAATCTCTTTGATAATCTTGGAGACTTAATGCCATGACGAAGTTAGATTTGCTTGGAAAGGACTATTATAGCAATGAATCATCAATTAAGTACTGGTCTATTAGTCAGTACAAGCGTTTTAGAGAATGCGAAACGAGGGCGCTTGCTGAATTGCAAGGGGATTGGACAGATACCAGAGATAACACTGCGCTGCTCGTCGGGAACTATGTCCACTCTTACTTTGAGAGTAAAGAAGCTCATGAAGAATTCAAAGCCCAAAACGGCTCTGAAATGATTTCTAGCCGAGGAACAACCAAAGGCCAATTTAAAAAAAGCTTTTTAGTTGCAGAACAGATGATTGAAGCACTTAAAAGCGATAGTAATTTTATGGCTATCTACCAAGGAGAAAAGGAAGAAGCTATCACAGGATTTCTTGGTGAGGTTGAATTCAAAGGCAAGATAGACTGCCTGAATGTTGATCGCGGCTATTTTGTAGACATCAAAACAACAAAAGGGCCCATAGATGATAAAATTTGGAACGGTGAAGAGAGAGTTTTTTGGTTTGAAGCTTATGGGTATATCTTGCAGATGGCTGCTTACAAAACAATGCTTGAAGCTAAGTATAATAAACCTTTTGAGCCGATTATTTACGCAGTAACAAAAGAAACACCGACTGACACCAGAGCCATCAGAATACAAAATGTAGACGCTATGCAAAATGAATTAAATGAGTTAGCGCAAAACATTAAGCGACTAGACGCGGTAAAAAAAGGCACAGAACCACCAAAACCTTGCGGCCATTGCGAATATTGTAGGGCTAATCAATTAACACAAAGAGTAATGATTTTTTAACTAACATTGCAAAGTGAAGCTCGGCCTTTGCAGTAACTATATTTTCCGAGCGAGAAAGGAAATAGTCTGCTTATCGATAAAATCGATAATATGGAGAATTGCTACACTCGTCCTTGCCACAGCTCACACATTTAATAGGGCGAGTGTGGATTTTTGAAAAATGTTTAAGAAACAAAGGATATATGCAATATATGATGACGACAAGTTTGTCGACGTTGGCACTAAAGAAGAGCTGATGGAAAGACTCGGAATTAAAAAGCAAACAATAGAGCAATACATGACTAAATCATATCAAGCGTTAGCTAGCTCAAAACGAATTGCATTGTTGGTAGGGATTGAAGAGGAATATGACTTTTAAGACAGAATTTGAAATACCAATCGAACCAAAACCTCAAACTAGACCTAAGTTCAGCAAATTTGGTACGTACGAAGATCCAAAGATGAAGAGATGGCGAAAAGAGGTTTCTGGATGGATAGAAAAAAATTATGATGGACCGTTTTTCGATGATTGCATAAAGGTAGAGGTAACCTTTTACATGAAAGCTCCCAAAACGCTATCAAAAGAGCCTACACAACGTTCTAAAGGTAAAACAATACAAATATATCAGAGCTTCGTGCGTGAACTTACATGGCACGCTAAGAAGCCTGATATTGATAATCTGATTAAGGCTGTTTTTGATAGTATTTCCGATGCAGGTTACGACAGAATACAGAAATCAGGCATCGTTTGGTCGGATGACAATATCGTATGTGATTTAAGAGCAAAGAAAAAATACAGTCAGAATCCAAGAATAAAAGTGAGGATTGAAGAAATTGACAGATGAATTAATAGATAAATTTTACAAAATTTTTGACAATGGGATTGTAAGGCAAATTAAAAAGCTAGATGTAGATTGCAAAAAAGCTGAGCTAATAAGATGTAGTGTTACAAATAACAGACGTCGAAAAACCTTGCCAAGACCATACGTTATTGAAGCGTTTAAAGATTATTTTGACGAAGATATTTATGTGCAGCTGTATCTTAAATCATACAGAGAGTATCACAATCCAAACAGCCACGAAACGGAGCTTTTTATAAAGTTAAACAAAAAGCACAGAGATACAAAGTTAGAGCATTACAAGCAGACTAAACGTCTGATATATGCAGCTATGAGTTTTTAGAGGTATAACACATGACAGATAAAATTAACGCAGAAACTATGCAAGTAGCATATAACGAAAACTATCAAACATTTTTAGCCAAAAACGCAGATTACGGAAATTCTTTCGAGAAGTCTCTAAACGACTTCGGATACATCGCTGGTATCGTTCGTATAGGCGATAAATACAACAGACTATATAATCTTATAAGCAGCGACAAAAACGTCTCAGAAAGCCTGTCAGACACGTTAAACGACATGGCTAATTATTGCGTGATGTTAGCGGTTTGGTTGGAGGTTAAGGATGATACCAAAATTTAGAGTGTGGGATAAAGTAACGCAAGCTATGGGCGTGGTTGAAGCAATAGATTACGTCGATAACAAAATATACACCTTTTATCGGAAAGTTGTCCGTAGATATATCCCTTTCGAGGAAGCTGTGTTAATGCAATCAACAGGCCTAAAAGATAAAAACGGCATTGAGGTGTTTGATGGGGATATCGTTAAGTGTTGCAGACTTTTTAACGACTCTTTGTCTGAGTACGTAGGACAAGTAAAATTTGTAGATTTTGGTTGGAACATAGTTGATAAAGCAGATACACACGATCCATTTTACAACTACAAAGACGGGTGTCCAGACGAAATTCGGGAAATCGAAAATATCGGAAATATACACGAAAATCCAGAATTACTAGAAAGGTTAGAAGGATGATTGAAGAACAAGAAATACTTGACTGCATTACGCAGGACACAAAAGCAACTTAAACGTGCTAGTGATGATAGAGCTAGACAGACTAAGCGGATTGCGGAACTTACAGGAAATGGGGGATGAGGATGATCGTTTGGGCATTATTTGATAGCGGTAACGGGTCATATACAAAGGCATCTAAAGAGTTCCCAGAGATTGAAATATACCCAGTCGGAATTGATATTGAGAACAAGAATAATCATTTTATCAATCTGAATTTAGCTGATTATAGTAGGCTATTTGGCGACACTAAGTTATTTGATGAATTTGATAAACTTCCTAAACCTGATTTGATTATCGCTAGTCCTCCGTGTGAGTCATGGTCAGTTGCAAGCGCAATGGATAGGGGTAACGCCTGCTGGAAGCAAGAGAGAGGAGATGGATTATTTGAACCACAAATACCGTTATCAAAATTTACAGTCAGAGATTTTACTGACTATGACAGATATCAGTTTAAGCCTGATAAATCATTTTTAAAGCGAATAAATGGGGAACTAACAGTTTTTAATACACTGGAAATCATAAAGAGATATAAACCGAAATATTATCTGATCGAGAACCCAGCTTACGGAAGAATTTGGGAGTATATAGAGCGAGTTCAAGGATTTGAACTTCCTTACAAAAATTTCACTTATTACAACAACTATGATTACCCAATCAGTAAAGCGACCAGATTCTCTGGAAATATCAATCTTGATTTAATGCATAAAAATATCCCGAACAAGGTTGACTTCAAAAAAGATTTTTCAAGATCATATAATGAGCGGTCAAATATACCGCATAAATTAGTTAAAGAAATTTTTACAAAGGTTTTACAAGAGGTACGAAATGAACAAACAAAAATTTGAAAAATTAGACAAAGTAAAAGAACTACTTGACGAATTGAAGATGACGGAATTTATTGCTCCACTTTTAGTTGGCGATCAGATTATGGAAATTATCAACGATTTGCACAATAATCCAGGACAATTTGGGGCGCAGGTATTTTTGCCATCGCCAGACCAAAAATATAAGTTTGCAGTGCGAATTTGTCGAGAAGAAAATTTAGAGGATTGATTTGACGAAAATGGGAGGTAAGATAATAGCTGATGAAGATTGAAGACATTGAACGTATTATTTCAGAATATCTAATTTTTAGGTCTGACATTGATGGTTGTGCAGTAATTGACATTGAAGATTTTTTTAAGCATATTCGTTTTTCGTATGAGCGACTAAAATAGCAAGGATAATCATGTTTATAAATGGGTAATTGACAAAAGAGGTTATAGAATTGAGTGCAATGAATGCAGTGAAGTATTTTTGGAGGTAGAAAATGAATATTGAAGAAGCGAAGAAATTGATAGACAAACAGTCTATTGGTAAAGGTGGTGTCGGCGACATTCCAGTAGTGAAAACACATATTGTAAAAGTATTACTCGACCAACTCGATCAACCTCAACCAGAAGTGCCACAAATGATATTTGATGTGATTAAAAGCTTTGATGATGATGTAGATTATTTACATCAACACATGAGTCGACAATCTGATGAAGTTAGAGAGTGGCTAACTCACAATGAACGTGAGTTTTATGAAGCTTGGCTAGCTTATCCAAATATCACAATTGAAAAAGAGAAGCTTTATACAGTTGAGATACCAAATCCGAATAGTGATTTAAAAATAATTTTAGTAAAGGTAAACAAGAAACTAAAATTAATTGAAGCATATGAAGATCAATTAGAGGAATACAAAAATATTAGAAACGTCACCGAATCCGAAATCCGCAAAGACTTTGACTGGGCTTGGCAGTTTAGAAAAGATGTAGAAAATGAATGAAAGAGAGTTAAATAAAAATTATGAATTATGATAAAAATAAAAATGATGCTAAAAAGAACTTTATTATACTTTTAGTTCTATTGCCGTTCGGCTTAGTATTATCTGGATTTGTTATTAAATACGGTTGGAATAACATTTTATCAACAATTGATGGCGTACCATCTATCAATTTACCGCAAGCTGTAGTAATCAATGTGTTAATTAGTCCTTTTGCTTCTAAAAAAAATACAGATGAAGATTTTGCTACAGTGATTGCAAGAGCGTTTATTTCTCCGTTAGTCGTATTGTTATTGCTTTGGATAGTGACTTTGTTTATGTAATATCTTGAGGTGACGGAATGAAAAAAAAACAATTTTTATATCCAAAAAATATGCAAATGATTTTAACAATGACAAATATAATTTGTCCTCTGGCTATTATTTTAGAAGTGGTGAAAAACATGATATTGCTATTGTTAAATATGGTGAAAAAGATTATTTAAAAAATACTGATTTAGCATATGTTGTATGCGATAAAATCGTTGACGCAGACTCTATAGGCTTCGTTTATCATGGTGAATATGAAACTTGGCATTTTAAACTATTAAACACAGAAGCAAATTAAAGTCCCACGCAAGCGCCTAAGAGCCTGCAATGGCTCTGTGGGTGTACGAGCTAGGATTCTCGTTAAACTCAGCTTAGAAACTTTCTGTAGTAGTCAGCTAGCAGATTTGGAATAATTAGTCTGCTAGTTATAGAGCGAAATTTTTTAGAAAGGGAAATATCCTCCGACATTTTTTTCATAAAAATCTAAAGTCTGTTATCGCTCACAGATGATTATACAAGCGTAATGCTGCAAATAAAGTGCTGACGCAAAACTAAAAATTTAATACTCGACAATTTAACAACAAAAATAAGTCAGCAGAGAAAAGAAAGGAGAACAATAAAAAAGCGCTCGTGAAAGCGCCATTCGATATATATTCGTACAACTATTATATCATACGAGGAGCTTTCATGACGTTTTTTCCAGAAATTAATATACAAAAGACTAAATCAAACGCTAAGCGAAAACTAAGAGAGTATCCACGCTGGCGTAGGATCGCTAATGATGTAGATACTCAAAAAGTGACAGCCACTTATTCCTTTGAGCCTAGACAATCACATGGAACTCCTAGTAAGCCAGTTGAACGCTTAGCACTCAACCGTGTGTCAGCTGAACAAGAATTAGAAGCAATTGAGCAATCAGTTAGTATGATACTGGATCCAGAAAAGCGCAGGATTTTGTATGAAAAATACTTATCTCCTTACAAGAATGCAGATAAGGTTATTTATACAGAATTATGTATGTCAGAGAGTTTTTATTATGACACGCTAGATGCTGCATTATTAGCTTTTGCAGAGCTTTATAGGGAGGGTTCTTTGATTGTAGAGCAAGGAGTTTTTGACTAGTTTTTATACAGTAATACAATAGTTTATACATAAAAATATGTGTTAATATAGTATTATCAAAATAGCAAGAAGAGATAATCATTTACCAACAGGCTATTTATTTAGTCGTCAACTTTAACTACTATCGAACTTGCTATTTTGTAGCTAAAAGGCGAGATAGGGTGTTGAGACGTAGCTCAGTTGGGGGAGCGATATGACTATAAAGGGTCTGGAACGTACGCAGGTTCGAATCCTGCCGTCTCAGTAGTGGTTATTTCAGCCACTAGAGCAATACAGCGGGCGTGGGACATGGAGCGGAGTTATAACCGTTTTTGTGTAGACCTTATGGTATTAATCACGTTCGATTCGTGATGGGTCTATAGGCTTACTTTAAAAATAAGCACTAGTATCTCTACGGGGACCTTTGCGCCAAGTAAGACTAAACCGTTGGAACATGAACCGTGATTGGAAAACGGTAGAGGTAGCGCCTTGATAATTGGATTGTCGACGGTCTGATTATATGTGTCGGTTCGATTCCGGCTGTTCCTATAATTTATGGAGGTAAGATATGTCTAAAGGTTATAAAGTAGTTGATGTTGGTAGTAATCATGAATACGATGTTACGTTTGGCACATGCGAAGTATGTATGTCTTACGGTAACGAGGTTGATAATCCTTACATCGTAATTGAGAAACCAGATGGTACAAAAAAAGAGGTTGATATTTACTATTGGAGCTGGGGTGATTACTTCGAATATTACATTGATAATGTAGTAGAATTCTCGGCATTCTTATCCGAACAAGATATAGACGATGAAGAGTTTGAAGATAATAGCACATCGGTCATTATTGATTTAATTAATGAGTACGATTGGTCAAAAGAAAAAGATTAGTCATCACACTGTGGTGGCTTTTTATTATGCAAAAAAAGAACCACAATAGTGGCTCTTATGCTTGTAATTTTAATTCAAGTGCTTCAGTAAGAACTTGCGAAAAATTGAGGTTTTTATCTTCTGCTGCGTTGTTCAACCATTCAGGTATTGTGACATTCTTACGTACTTTTTTTGAGTGATATTTTTTCATGTATGCAATCATGTCAATGCCTATTAAGGCAATATCAGAACCATGATACTGTTCTTTTAAAACGGAAACGGGGGTAGCTTTTGGATAGTCTGTATAGTCTTCAAGGGCAAAACCTAAGACTTCGACAGCCATTTCGTAGGCTTCTTGAAAGTCTTCGCCTTGAGTGATTGCTTCAGGTACATCTGGAAATGTAACCATGATATAATCTGAGTCTTGTGTGAATATGGCTGGATAAACTAACATAATGATTCTCCTTTGATTATTGTGAGATAAGCAAGCCATCTTGTTAAGCGGATTATTTCAAACCCGCTTGTTTTAAGATGGTATCTTCAAGACCCTTACCAAGGTCTTTATTGTGCATTGGAACGATTGTTTGGTGTCCTAAGTCATCACGAAGTTTTTTATGACTACCGTTTTGACTAATTTCATAAAACCCGTTCTTTTTAAGCAATTTAATCATTTGCTTAGGGGTCATTGGCATATTGCTTACCTCACTTTCTATACTTATATTATACACACAAAAAACATGTTTGTCGAGTAAAATACGCATAAAATGCTTATTTTTTTTAAAAACGGAGGAGGTGATGGAAAATAGGTAAATTAACACTGAAACAGAAGCGTTTTGCAGATGAGTACATCATCTCAGGAAACGCAGAAAGGTCGGCTCTTATTGCTGGATATAGTAAAAATTACGCTAGAGCACAAGCACATAAATTGTTAGCAAATGTTGGCATTAAAGCTTATATAGATGAACGACTTAAAAAACTTGAATCTGAAAAAATTGCAACGCAAGAAGAAGTCTTACAATATCTCACTTCGATCATGCGAGGTGATCAACAAGAAAAAACTCTGATTAGCATTGGCGAACTTGGACAAGAGATTGTTGATATTGATGTTGGCGCCAAGGATAGAATAAAAGCGGCAGAATTGCTTGGTAAGCGTTACAGACTGTTTACGGACAAGGTAGAAGCAGAAGTACAAGGAACGGTGGTGTTTGTTAATGAAGACGACATACCAGACTGAAACTAAACCAAAAATCAAGATTGATTTACCTAAAACTATCGGAGTAGGTTATGGAGCTTTTTGGCACTCAAGAAATTTTTATAGAGTAGTTAAAGGTAGTCGTGGTTCTAAAAAATCTAAAACAACTGCTTTAAATTTTATAGTGAGGTTGCTTAAATATCCTTGGGCGAATTTATTAGTTATTCGCAGATACTCAAATACTAATAAACAGTCAACGTATACTGATTTCAAATGGGCGTGTAATCAATTAAATGTTTCACACCTTTTTAAATTCAACGAAAGCTTACCGGAAATAACTGTAAAAGCAACTGGTCAAAAGATACTATTCCGTGGACTTGATGACGAATTAAAAATTACATCTATAACCGTCGATGTTGGTTCTTTGTGTTGGGCTTGGTTTGAAGAGGCTTATCAAATAGAAACCGAAAACAAGTTTTCAACAGTTGTTGAGTCTATTCGTGGTACTTTAGATGTTCCCGATTTTTTTAAACAGATAACAGTCACATTTAACCCGTGGTCAGAAAGACATTGGCTTAAGTGTGTTTTTTTTGACGAAGAAACTAAGAGAGCTGATACTTTTTCAGACACTACGACGTTTAGAGTAAATGAGTGGCTTGACGATGTCGATAAAAGACGATATGAAGATTTGTACAAGACTA